GCAAGAATACTTCGATGGTTGATCAAATGAATATTTTCCCAGCGACACAGATTGAGCAAGATGCTCTCTCTGCATACATCCTAAAGAAAATTACAGTAATCAAACCATCATGGCTGGAGTTAGTGTGTAAAACACGGCTGTCGGCTAACGATGAGGGTGACCTTCTCACACGTAAAATTTGTCAGATATTTAGGACAAATTCAGTGTGGGGTCCCGGCCCTCACGTTAGGGATGTGATCTCTAATTTTAGGAGGCTTGAAGCACCGCCTAAGTTCCATAAATATGTTCCCGCTTCATGTTCAGACCCGTCCCTTTCGACTGTTGAAGACAGTAGAAAGGTTGCTCAGAAGGTTTCGGCTAGCTATTGGCTAGACCTCCTGACTCATATCGCCCGTCAGTCTGCGGCTTTATGGACAAATATAGTTCTCATATTCGCTCACTTTGATCTGAAGCTCGAATTATGTGACTTTCACCAGTTTTGTGCTTTCGCTCTGTTCGGTGGACTAAGAAAATCCGTTGAGACTTACTTTAAGTATGCTTTCACTGATGCCTTCTGCCATTGGACCAAACAGAACGAACATCCAAACCCACCACCATTTGTGGTCTCAGGTGTCTTCTTTGCACTTTTCCCTTCAATGGGACGGCAATTGAAGCGTCTGAGCTACGGATGGGCTTGGGATCCTTCGACCCGACATTCTTTTGCCTATTCAGTAATGATGGCTAAGAAGGGGACCGAGGCGATACCCTGGTGGGATGTTGATGCTGGGCTGTCCGGTTTTGCTAAGATTGCAGAGCTCGATGTCCAGGAAACACAAGACGATGAGACCATTCTCCAAGAAATTGAGAGAACTGTCCATGAACTGTTTCGACCAAAAGATGGTCAGAAGCAGTTCATAGGTAGTCTTCTTCCTTCGATGTCAGCCCATGTTGGTTGGTCGCGTAAGGAGGGAGGTGGTACGTCGGCACTTTACGAGATGTGCACATCGCACCGCCCCACAGAAAATGTTGGGGGAATTGATGTGAAAATCCCGGATGCTTTTGAATTACTCAGAGCAGCCGAAGGTGTCGCGAAGTCCGATTTCGTCGAGGGCAAGGTCCATCTTGTCAAAGAGCCTTTTAAGTTGAGATCTATAACCACTGGTCCACCAAACGATGCTTACCTTGGAAAGTATTTGAATAGAATTATTCATAAACGAGTCCGGAAGCACCCTGCGTTCTCATTCGCTGACAGAGATGTCAACCTCAATGATCTGGAAGGATTCCAGCTTGACGGTAATGAGTTCCTTGTGTCCGCTGACTATGAGGCGGCCACAGACAATCTAAAGACACGCTACACGGCCTGGACCTGGCTGTGCCTCTGCAAGAGACTATGCTTTGCAGATTGGGTGTTCTTTTGGGGTCTCAAATCACTTACAAGGAATAAGTGGGAGATGCCTAATGGTAAGTTTGTTATGCAGGGGAAGACGATTCAGCCGATGGGCAATTGTCTCTCGTTCCCGCTCCTCTGTGTCATCAACTTCGCTCTCGTAAGAGCAGTCGTCGTTGCTGACAGGGCAGAATTCATCCGCGACCATCGCCGGATTCCTTCACTTGAGAAAAGGAGGGAAGCCGCTTTGGACGTATGGAGAGTCGCTCACGACCAAATTAAACGCGAAGATTGCATCAAGATCAATGGTGACGACGCGCTGTTTAAGCTCTACTCGCTTAAGTCTTATGAGTACTTTAAAAGACTGACGAGTTCCGCAGGCCTGATTCCATCCATTGGAAAAAACTTTATATCAAGAGACTTCGGAATGATAAATTCCAAGCTCCTGTTGATAAGAAGAAATTTCTTTGGCTCTGGGCGGGTGACGGACCTTGTTCCCTACGTTAACGTGGGATTGATCAAGGGTACCGGTAGAGTTTTATCCGACACTCGTGTCGAGAAGGTTTCTCACGATCCATTTTATGGGTCAATAGGTGAGTCCTCCTCTGCATTGGTGAAGGGTTTTGGTTTAGTGAAGGCTGATCAGCTGTTATCTCAGTTTATCCGTTGGAATATGGACAAACTAGGGACAACTTGGCGAGACTGGTATTTACCACGTACATTGGGTGGACTAGAGCTTGTCAATTTGGGCACACGTCCGTTACCAAAGATGTCGAAGGCTGCTGCAATTGTTGCTCAGCATGCCTTTAACATTTTGGGTGTGTGCATAGACAGCACTCCCGTAGAGCTTAACTGCAGTTCCAAGAACTACAGGAAGGCTATACCGATGACTTCTACTCGAATAGATGACCTCCCCGAAGACGAAGTACACGATCTTAGGGATGACTCATATTTCTTCTGGACCGATGAAGTGAGTTCGATGGAGGGGCGCAATAGACCAGATTCTGAACAAATGTTCAAGAACCTTTACAGAAAGGCCCTGAGCAAGGGTGTCAATCCTATGATTGGAAGGCAGAACTTCCGGTTCCGTATGGAGCCGTTGTTTCAGCTTGTCCCGATCAGACAGATTAACATCTTTACTCACAATCTGTAATGAGAGATCACTACGACTGTGACCAGTCAAGTAAGGGGTCTGAGGCAGAGACACATGTATTGTGTCTCAGATGCGCCGAATTTCGTCATGAGGACTTTTCACAAAGTGAATTACTTTGGATCTGACGACAACACCGATCTGTGTTGAGTTACCTTCGGAAGGTAAGAAGTTCATGGTAGAGGGAGGGTGTGCACTCAATGCACCTGAATCGATGGGTACCTGGCAGGTACAGACGATCCTCGGGCCCAGAAAATCGTGCGGGCACAACAATGCTGATGAGAATCTCCTTAAGGGGAGACCTCATCGAACTGTTGTGAACGCGGACGAATCTGGCGGCGAGGATCCATCGTATGGAACGCTCTTTTGGTGGCTGCCGAGCTATATCAAAGGACGGGGCCTTATGGGCCGGAGAATGAAACAAGTCTCCTTTCACGTTAATTCCTTCTTTAAATCGACAAGTGACGCGGTGCGTGGTACACCTTTGTCGAGCCATGGGCTCTTTGAACTATATTTAACTAGCGAGTATTAGAGATCGCTATTCCGACGTTAGATCCGCTTCTCATAGAAGACGAACC